ATAAACGCACTAATTGGTAAGCGATAAAATACTGCACCGTTTTCCATAATAGCATGAAATAATAAAGGCCTTCCAGTAATGCTTGCCATACCAAAGATAATGCAGTCTTCAACTTCTCCATGATGTTTTTTAAGATCATAAAGATACTCTCTTCTTATTTGAGCGTAAGTTACCGGTATGTTTGCATTTAGATAAGCCATAATTTATAATATTTTTAACCATTTTCGCTCCTCTATAAATCCATTTAGAGGTAGTCTTATAGGAAAACTACAACTAATTCTTTTCTCTGTCAATGGAATTGCCCTATGATATACTCCCGCAGGTATAAAAACATAATCACCAGTTTTTAATTTTTTTGTTATTTTCTTTTCTAAAAATATTTCAAATTTTATTTTACCCTCACATGCAACTATAAAATTGTGGGCACGGTCTTTGTGTTTTTCAAAACTTTTTGTTTTATTGTATATTGAAAAATATATGTGACAATCAACTGGAGACTTAAATTTTTTTTCTAACTTATTAGCCATGTCATTTATTTTTTTATTTGCTCTACTACAATCTGAAAGATAACAGCTATATTCTCTTGTTCTTTTATCAATTATAGAAATAGGCCAACAATCAGGTTCTGAAGCCCAGGGACTATTTTTCCATTCATACTTAAATTTATTTGGATCTGTTGAATGAAACCTTTTTAAGCTTGTAAAAGGTCTTAAATTTATTAAAGTTTCTAATTCTTTAAAAGTAAATAATTTTTCTTTTATAGATCCAAAACTTACTTTATTTCCATCAAGATTTTTTATTATTTTATTGACCCCCAATTTAAACCTTTCTTATAATTAACTTTGTTTTTTATTTGGAGAGTTATAGATTTTTCCATAATTTTTTTAATTGTGTTAGCCTTGTCGTCACTATCTATGGATATACATAATTCGTCGTGGATTTGTATGTGTGGCAATATTCCTTTTTCATAAAGATCCACCATAGCTTTCTTTGTCATATCTGCAGCCGACCCTTGTATTAATCTATTCAAAGCCTTATAAGTAAAAGCTGGCACATAATAATTAGAAAAATATTCCCATTCTTTTTCTGTTAAATCTCTACCTTGACATTTTTTATCAGCTTTTCTAAACTTACGTTCAAATTCTTTTAAAGCTTCTTTTCGTGTAAGTAATGGCACCTCATCAAACTTACCAAGTTTAGGATTCCATTTTCTGTTTGTTTCTTCATAACGATCAAACCTACAGAATCTATCATATAACGTAAATAATAATTTATTTTCTTGTGCAAATTGTATTAAATCTTGTGACAATAATTTAACAAATGGTACTTTTTTATGGTAATCAGCAAAAAGTTCTTTGGCTTTTTCTTTATCTAATCCTAATTCTTTTTGTAATTTCATTTTACCCATACCATAAAATAAACCAAGATTAATTGTCTTTGCTTGTGATCTAGAAATATTTGCCATGTCTGCAACAATTTGATGAAAGTCTGCATTTTTTTTATTAAATTCTTCTTCTAGACTATCTGTTCCAGGTTCTCCTAACTTTATTGCATAGTGAACTACAATACGTGGTTCTTGTTGAGAATAATCAAAACTTCCCCAAACACAATTTTCTTCCGGTAAAAACATTCCTCTCATCTTTTTACCAATAAAACCTTTAGCTGGAATTTGTTGTAAATTAGGATTAGACATAGAAAATCTTCCAGTAACTGTGCCACCTTGATCTGATCTGATCTGATTTATATCTGCGTGTATTCTACCTTCATGTACAAAACCTAATAAACCATCTACAAAAGTATTTTTTGCTTTGTCACATTCTCTTGCTTTTGCAATCATCCTTAAAAATCTATTACTATGTTTTGTTAAAAAATCTTTTGGAAGTTGTGGCATTCCAGATTTAGGAGTCTTTTTATATTCTGTAATTTTTTGTTGATCTAATAATTTTTTAATAGAGGCTGCAGCCCAAATTTGTAAATCTACTGTAGTTCTTTTTTTTATAATCTTAATTAAGTTATCTCTACGTTTTTCTAAACGTTTACCAAAATGTTTTGCTTTTTGGACATCTATTTTAACTCCTTTAAATTTCATGTCAACAAGGCATGGAAATAATTTTGTTTCTAATTCAAATATTTTTCTACAAGTTTTTTGTTCTCCATCTTCTTTTGTGTGTAATACTTTATCTAATTCTTTATTAAAAAGATTCCAAAGTTTTAAAGTTAAGGCAACGTCTTGTTTTGCATATTCTTTTACAACAGATGCAGGAAGTTTATGCATGTTAGACATGGGGTCTTTCACCATACCTCCTGACCATTCAAGTGTTTTTTGTTGTAAATCAAATTTATATTTTGAATCTTTTAAATATTTCTTTGATAAGGAATCTAAGGAATATCTCATTTCGTTTTCATTTAATACTGAAGCTGCAATCATAGTATCCACTATTCTACCTTTAATCATTTTTCCAGTAATTGCTCTAATCCAACAAACATCATACATGGCATTGTGAAAAACTTTTGTAATGTTTTCATTCTGTAAAATTCTTTCATTTAAAATTTTCCAAAAACTATCTACATCTAAATCTTCTTTGTCAGTGTCAGCATGATTTATTGGAAAGTAAACGGTGTCTTTATCTGTTGCAATTGCAACACCACAGATAAAACCATCTTTTCTAATTGCACCTAACCCTTTTGTTTTTAAATTAGGATCATAAGTTTCTATATCTATAGCAACTGTATTAATATTTTCTAAGTCTAAATCTTTTGGATTGTTACACATTACTTAACAATTCCCCAAAAATTTTTATTTTCTTTTATTTCTTCTTTCACTTCTGCAGGATAGTCTCTATCAATTGCCATGTCAATATAATGTTTTGCTTTTAGCAAATCTTCTTTCTGATTTTTTTGTTTGTGACGACATAAATATTTAATTGCGTTTCCTTCTGCAAACGGAATATTATTTCTGTTAATAAATTCTGATGGCTGAATAACCATAGATTTGTAGTGACTACCACCTACTTGTTTTTTATATATTTCATCCTTCATCTTCTTCTCCATAAACCTCTCTTTCCATTCTTTTTATAAATCTATAAAACTCTTCTTCTGTCATTTGTTTAATTCTAAAATTTCTTTTCTATTTTCAATTCTTCCTAAAGATAAGTTAGGCATTCTAGATGCCACTGTCCAACAATCTTCACGACCTCTACTATAAGCAACATAAGCTAATCTTAATCCTTCAAAAAAATGTTGTTCTTCTCTCGTTATGGTAAGATCAACAATAGTATTATCTCTAGTTAAACCTTTTACTTGATGAATATTGCCGTATTCTACTCTAGGATTCTTTTCTACATCTGTGCCATTGTTTAATATTTTTTTAATTAATGGAACTTTTGCATACACATCTGTATCAGATAAAACTTGTTCAAATTTTTCATACTGTATAACTTCAGGTTTTAGTAAATTTTTGTCTATTAATTCCTGTACATTATATTCTTTATTCCTTAAGTCTTCTAAATGTTTTACTTCTCCTTTACCATGAACTTTTACCAATTTACCTAAATAAGACCAATACTCTTTTATTTGTTGTAAAGAAACTTTATCATTTAAAAATTTATTCCAAGTTTTAAAACATCTAAAAACTTTTCTTGAAATGTGAGGACTACTTCCTATCTGTGCAAAGTCTATTCCATGTCTATAGAAAAAACTTTTAATATGATCATCAGAAGGTTTTCCCCTAAAGGTAAATAAAAAAGTTTGTTCGGTATTTTTTATTTTATCTAAAAGTATTTCTGTAGCTTTACAATCTCTATCAAAACCAGGCATCCAATAAGATTTTCCAATTATATTTTTAGCTGGTTTCCAAACCCTCTCATACTTATATTCTTTCCAAATAGGTTTAATAATATTTTTACATATCTTATTTATAGTTTCACCACATCTTAAACCCTCTTCTAATTCTTCTGCATCTTTTGAAAGTTTATGAAAATAGTCTGGATCTGATCCAGAATATTCAAATATAGTTTGATCCGCATCTCCAACAAAATAATAATGGTTGTCTTTTACATTTGTAGCCATTTTATGTAACGCTTTTATTTGAGGTTTATTGCAGTCTTGTGCCTCGTCAATTATCAAAGCATCTACATCTTCTGGATCGTTAGCTTTAAAATAAAAATTATCTATCATGTCTTCAAAAGACAATTTTTTAAATTTAACTCTATAGTTATCGTAAGCATCTTTTAAATGTATTAACATTGATAAATTATAAGGTTTAAAAGATTCACGATCGCAAATTCTCCAGTAATCTTGAAAACTTATTTCTTTACCATGAGCTTGTGATGTAAACTCATAAAGTGGATGTTTTTCCCAAGATTTCTTTTTCCATCTTTGCATCAAAGGTTGACTCATTAAAAATGCACGGTGGTCTTCTTTATCAAATTTTTCTTGCTTTACATACAAAGATCTACAATAGCTATGAATTGTACAAATTTGATCTTCTAAATTTTCTACAGAGATATTTTGTAATTCAGATAATTTTTTAACTGCTTTTATTATTTCTGCAGAGGCTACATTGGTATGTGATAAAATAACTATTCTGTTCCAAGAATATAATTTTAAAAGATCTTCATATTTTTTTCTTAACCACTTATGAGTTTTTCCTGTTCCTGGAGGACCTGATATAAATTTAGGAGTCATTATTTATCTCCCCTGTTATTTCAACATATTCTCCTTCTATTAATAGAGAACCTTTATCTACTTCTTGTCCTTCTACTTTCCAAGAAACACAAGATTTATTATTGTGTTTACCATGATTTTTTTTAGCTTTTAGTATCCTTTGTATTTTTAAAACTAGATCTACTCTAGGTAAATTTATTTTATTTTTATGAAGTTCGTCTTCAAAATTATCTAAGTTAAACTCTAAGGAATTATTCTTTTGATTATAGTAAGGTAATTTATATGTAGCCAAATTTGACTTATCCATATATACTCCTTGTTTATTTAAATAGTTTGAAAAATATTTTTTAAATTTAAAATCTTCATCTGCCTCTTCAACATAGTTTTCAGATTTTTTTCTGTTTACATATTTCTGTCTCATTATTGTTTCAAAGTCTTTTGGTTTCATTTTAGGTACCCAAAGAGAAGCTTGTCTTATAATTTCATCGTAAAACATTTGTTGTTTCGTGAGCGTTGGTCCATCAACTATGATTTCTTTTTCTTTTATTTCACCCTCTACGAAAGTATTTACTTTAACTATATATCTATCACTTCCATATTCAGTAATATCTCCAATTGATTCTTGTGCTATTTCTTTTCCTGCAGCATATTTTATGCCAACCCAACTAAATAATTCTGCAACAGATCTTGGAGAACACCCAATAATTTCTGCTAACTTTGGTAGTCCTAAATTTTTATTAGCATTTTTTCCACTAGACCCCTTAGATCTTCTCTTTAATGCCTCATTGTCATTTGCACCGATTGCTATATTATAAACAAATTCATCTATTTCATTTACGTCCCATTGAGCATGTTTTAATAAAACCCCTGCTATTGCAGTGCAAAAGGCGTCTCTCTGGCCCTGTGGTGCGTATAAAAGACAAAGTGCAGTAGATAGGGCCACTTTTCCTACATCTGCCTTTAAATCGCCTGTATACTCGTTTAAACCTGCATATTTCTCCCATTTAACGTATTCGTCTGCTTTACTATGCTTAGATCCTGGAACTATTGTGTATTTATCATGACCATGCCTTAACTCACAAAGCATAGCTCCATGAGGTAAATTTTCAAATGTGCTTTTTAATTCTGAGGGTAATTTAAATTGTGTAAATTCTATTTCATCTTTCCACCAACAGTGGCTAGAGGGATTCCCATTTCTACCAGATATAGCGCTACACTCTTTTATGTAAGATCCAATAAATCTTTGTGCTAATTGATTATCAATATCTAAATCAACGTCTCTATCTAATCTTAATGCTATTTCACAGTGTAAATAATTCTTTTTCCATTCTTCTTTCGTTATTTTAAAACTTGGCTCTGACCAACCTTTAACTATAGGCCTACCCTTTAAACAGGGTATAATAATCCTACCTAGATTAATCCAATCTTCATAAGTAATAGGTCCAGAATAATTTTGTTTTTTCTCAATCATAACAAATGTTTAGTGGGCGGGTCCACTCTCGCTTAACCGCCCACTCCCGCAGGAACTATTAAAGATTTAAAGTTCTTTTTGTTTCTTCTTGAGTTTCAGGTTTAGCTTGTATTTCACCTTTACCTACACGTTCAGCAAAAGTTTTTGCAATGTCATAGACTCCCTTATCTGACACCGGTCCAACTTTACTTACATCCCATCCAAACCATGTGCCTTTGTCATTTGACATTTGCACAGTTTTTAAATTATAAATGTGGCTATAAGTTGGCGGGGTAAAAAGTCCATTCTTACCTTGCATTTTAATACCCAGCATCATTGAGTTCCATTTTCTACTCACTTTTAATTGAGTAGCTTTCATTGAAATCAATGCTGTGGTTGGGCTATCACCTAAAAGAATAACAAAGTGATTTGCAGTGTTTTCTAAATAGTTACCACTTGGTAATCTATCTTTGAAAGATTTATCTCTAGTCGTTTGACTAACGATATCACTATCAGCTTCGTGAATTGCAACAGGTGCACCAGTGCTGGTACCTCTATCTTGCCATTCTACATACTGTCTTTTATAAAAAACTGGTAACACATTTATTGAGTCATACAGTTCATTAGAAACAGTATTTATTATTTTGCCAGGTTCTGCGCCTTCGACATATTTACCATCCCTTTTATTTACTTCTGGAGATAGTTGTCCCAAAACCTTTAAGAAAGGTAACGCAAGATCTTCTTGCGATATGTTTTGAGCACCTTTGTTTGCATCAGCTTCAAACAGATTCGTCGCTAATGCTCCTTCTTTTTTTGTTGCTACTTGGTTCATGTTTATTTGTTCCTTTTTATTGTAGTCTTATTCTCCGAGAACACCCCGAAGATTTCCGTTGGCATTTCTTTTCCTG